AGAGTTTGGGGGGCAGACGCTTGGGTGGTGCGACGACAGTCTGTGATTTGCGCACTGCCCTCAATTCGTAGGCGTTCTTCTGCCTCTGCCTGCCTTCTGTTGGGTTCAGCAGTGATGCATGCGAATCCATCGCCCAGGCCCATTTAATCCTATCCAGATCCGGCTTGGTCAGTTTCCGCAGTATGTGCCAATCGCGTTCTATCATGTCCTGAACCCCATGTAGTGGTAGTTCTCTGACACGGGTGGGCACTTGATGCAAGGTAGCACTCGATGGCATCACCTGTTCCCACGCATGCAGGCATGCATCTTCCCAGAATAGGCGGTTCAGTGCACTGGCTTCCTGGTGCCAGCATCGTTTGGAAACACCGTCGTTGTAGTAAGTGTCCAAATAGCCTGCCAGCATTTTGCGGGTGAACTCCCAGTTGGCCCCACGTGCCACCATCTCTGCACCGAAGTCTGTTACACTCGTCACTGCACTGTCCCAATACTTGCCCGGCATGGTGTACCAATTGCCCGTAGCGAGTGCGGAGACGTTCCTTGCAAGTGGCTTCGATGGGTCCGGCGAGTCTGTTGCAAACCGCTGGAGGAACTCATGCCATTTGTATGAGACCAGCTGTTTCCTTGGGTTCAGAGTCCAGCCGAAGAGCTGATGGCCACCTAAGTAGGCTACGGTGCCGGCCAGGCTGCTGCGCTTAGCATCCTCGTCGTCACCGCATATGCCAACCCATTTGTGTTTGATGTCTGCGCCGAAGACTGTCTCTACCCACTTCTGCACGACCCTGGAGTACCCAGCGTGCAGTAGGGTGTTGTCCCGTGCAGTGTTCCTGTGACCAGAGAAGAGCCCTGAGAAAACCCGTTGGGTATGTGCATGCCGTTTGACAAAGGAGCGCGTGCGTGCTTTAGCCGCTGCCATTGCTAACAATAGCCTGTAGTTTCTGGTGAGTGGATTGGTGTTCACCGCGGTCAGCCCTGTTATGTAATCCACTAGCATCAGCTCCCACACGTTGTGCTCTTTGTTAAAATCTGTGTAATCGAGAGATACCCAATGCTCCGTGCCCCGTGTACTGGCGGTTTCTTGGACCCACTCTACTACGTCAGCCGCTGCCTGTCTCGCCATCAGCCCAGCGCCCACCATTTTCTTCTCTATATCGCGACTTATGAATGCATCGCGCGTGTAGCCCAGATCGTCCTGCGCATACAAGGCGCGCTGTTTGAATCCAGGCTCCGGCTTGGTCGAC